CAAGCTTCCAAGCTCCTAATAACCCCAAGACAGCGGTTATCTGATATCTGTAACCATATATCAATGACCCAAACTCACGAGCACAGTCCATGAATACCTCTTTAATTAGGTGCAAGGTAGTGGTTATGTATTTATTGGAGAACCACGCTTCCAGTGCAGCGTAGCTGTCCCTAACATAGTACTTCCCAGACAGTAAAACATACTTGATTCCTGCCTGGATGTTGTCCGGTTTTGGCTCTAAGTATTCATTTGATTCACCAAAAACATAAGTCTTAGCAGATTCCAAATATTCACTGAACTTCGTGAGAATGGACTCCTGAGCGTCGACCGTTAAATTAAATTTGGCGCGAAGTTCATCTCCTCGAGCATCAGGTGCAACATACTCTGGTATCTCGATGTCAGGGTGAAGAGCTTTAATTCTCTCGACCATGGCGTCGTAGTATTTTCTAGACAAGTCCACGTGCTCAAACGTGTGAGCGTTGTAAATTCTAATCTGCTCCTGAATAAACTCCTCCAATGTGAAGTCCGGTCCTGATGTTTCTTCAGTCTCAGGATCAAACTTGGTAAATCGGAGATGCTTGAATGTTCTGTCGTGTTCCGTAGACACTTTGGATTTATCCAGTCCCCGAAATCTCTTGGGCACATTTATGTCTTCAGCTTCTGCAAATTCATCAGTGACCCAGGTCAGATACGACCCTTCTTTCAGACGATTCAAAGGAGCTTGAATAACATTATAGGAGGCCTTAAGTTGGTTGACAAGGGTGGGCCCAAAAGAGTTGGTGCCTAAGATGACGAACTTAGCGTTCACCTTTGTTTCCTTGACAAACGCTCCATCAACTTCCACTGTCCTATTGGATCCCAATTGAAAAATTAAAGACTCGGTTTCTGATAGTGCTTGACCCGGGACCACTCTTCCAATTTTGTAATCATCCATCGCCAAAACAGTTGGACAAGACGATAAGTTTAAGTACTTGGCATCAATCTTCAACCATTTAACAAAAGCCTGCTTATTCGTAAGAACTCGAATCAAATCTTTGGGACTGTCTTTGTGAATATGGCACAACATGGCATCAATAATCTCGGGCATTACTCTGGACTTTCCTATTCTAGAAGCTCCATACAAATACACAGCCACCGGTCTAAACGCACAATCGGCATTAGACAGTCCAGAGGCGTCGTACATGGAAGCCAATGGTGAGACCTGCTTCAGTAGCGCTTCGATAACTTTCAGCATATCGTGCTTATTTGCTAACTTGCAGTCTGGCCTCAAGTACACTGTTTGAAAATCCTTAAGTTTCTTGTGAATGTCAGACATATGCTTCATAGCCTGACCGGAAACACCGTCTCCTGACATTAACGCAAAAGCTGCGTCAATCTCGTCTCGAATCATGCGCAATGTCGGATCTCCATCCAATATTCGCGCATTTATTCCAGAGTCAGGGGTACCAACAATGTACTCGAACACTTTGACTATGTACTCCGACACCGTTTTCAAACAAAACTCAGCCCCATTCATCTTTCTTTTGACATTGTCCATACCAATTAAAAATGTATCCAAACTGGTAGAATTGGACGCCGTCTTTCCCATAAGATAAGTAAATATGCAGGCACCAATGGATGTCAACACGTCACTGGTTGACAACGCTTGAGTTACTGTCTTCGTCTTGTTCGTGTCAATAAGGTCTGCAAGAGAACCTACAAGCTTGTCAAACGCGACTTGTAATGACGGTAGCTTAAAAACATAGTAGACCACCCCTATTTGGGCAAACGTTAAGAGACCTTTTTGGATAGTTCCGTCGGTTTTTCCCTTCAACATAGAAATCCCCACTATAATAAGAATGGCTTTAACTACACCACTCAGATCATCAGTTATAGAGAAAAGGGACGCTATGTTCTCTAGCTGAGAAGGCATTAGGTTCGACCAGTCAACGGAAGCACTCGAGCTACCCACTAACTTGTCTAAA